CTTTAAATTTTCTCCGGGGGTTATATTTACCCAGGACTTTTTCTAGGACTTTGCCGAGGCGCGGAGTCTCTGACCGCTATCTGTTCCTTTTCTGCCTCCTTTCTAACTGATATATCTGCTCCGCGTCTCTGTAAAGTTTTAGATATTTACGATAGATTAACCAAATCATGAGAAAACAAAAAGAAAGTATTAGACAGCCGCGTCATCGATTGGCTCGAACTCCTGAAGAACGAGACAATCAGATGATAAATTTGGCTATTGACAAGGTCGAAGAGCGAATGCTTACTGGCAAGGCTTCTTCCCAAGAGTACGTACATTACTTACGGCTTGCAGCAACCAGAGAGACGGCTCAACTTGAGAAAGAGAAACTTGAGTTAGAACTGGAATTAGTCAAGGCTAAGACCGATGCTTTGAAAGCTTCAAGCTCTAACGATGCTCTTTGTAGACGAGTTATTTCTGCACTTGGAGAATACAGAGGCGAACAGATCGATGAGGACTTATAGCGAGCTTTCAACTTTTAAAACTTTCAAAGAGCGTTTCGAATACTTACGACTTAACGGTTCTGTTGGGCGAGACACGTTCGGCTATGACCGCTATCTTAACCAATTATTTTACAGTACACCTGAATGGAAGCGTGTGCGACGAGATGTAATTGTGCGAGATTGCGCTTGCGACTTAGGCATCGAAGGATTAGAGATCCCATCGATGATTTTTATTCATCATATGAACCCTATTGCCAAAGAGGACATAGTCGCACATTCGCTGGACATCTTAAACCCTGAGTATCTGATATGCACGTCTTTTGACACACACAATGCAATACATTACGGGTTGGATGCGCCGAACAAGGAGCTTGTGACCAGAACTGTAAACGACACTTGCCCATGGAGAACGTAATATGGACGAAAGCATTTTAGACAGCGTAAAGAATTCGCTGGGCATTACTTCTGAGTACCGCTATTTCGATAGTCAGATTATTATGCACATTAACTCAGTTTTCACGATTTTGCATCAACTCGGCGTTGGGCCAAATCCTGAGTTTTCTATAAACGACGAGAGCGCTACGTGGTCAGACTTCTTTGGCGATACCGAGTCGCACAATTTAATTCAAAGCTACATGTATTTAAGAGTCCGTATGCTGTTTGATCCGCCTACGAACTCTTTTTTAATGGAAAGCATGAAACAGCAAATTCAGGAATATGAATGGCGATTGAATGTCGCTGTCGATCCTGAAACATGAGGAATTTCAAAATGATTTATTGTACCGTGAATGACGAGCTTTACCATCATGGCATTATCGGCATGAAATGGGGAGTTAGACGCTATCAGAACAAAGATGGTACCCGAACGTCTTTGGGAAAACGGCGCATGCGAACCGATAAAACCGGTTCTAAATTAGCAAACGCTTTTAAGCCGACAGTTAAAGTCAAGGACCAGTCTCCCATTTCACCGGCGGAAAAAGTCACAAAAGACATATCAAAGATCTCTACGAACGTAGAAAACATTGCAAGAGTCAGCAATAAGGCACGGAAAAAGACCGATAACCACGCGAAAGAGATGTCTGACGAAGAGCTTATGAAGCGCATCAGAAGACTCCAGTTAGAAAAGCAGTACAACGACTTGTCAGAGAGTGATGTCCGTAAAGGCAAGCTGACCGTAGAAGATTATGCAAACGTTGCGACCTCTATTGCCGTCATCGCAGGTTCCGCCGCTTCTATATACACGATAATTAAGAACCTATGAGTCTATCTAATACCGCAACTCCGAAGTATTACGGCCAATTCAGACAAAAAGTTCTTGCCGGCGATATTCCAATCAATAGAGAAGTCGAAATGGAGATGAACCGCATAGACGGTCTCATCAAGAATCCTGAATTCTACTATGACGACTTAGCAGTAGAAGGTTGGATCAAATTTTGCGAGAACGAACTTACTCTCACCGACGGTGCCGATCTCCATATGCTCGACACGTTTAAACTTTGGGGCGAAGAGATTTTTGGCTGGTACTATTTCGTTAATCGTAAGGTTTGGCAACCCGGTCGAAACGGTTCAAAAGGACACTATATTAATAAAGTCGTCAAGAAGCGACTTGTTAATAAACAGTATTTGATCGTAGGACGAGGCGCTGCCAAATCGCTATACGCAACTTGTATTCAGGCTTACGACCTTATAGTTACTCCACAAACAACCTATCAGATGACCACAGCTCCGACCATGAAACAGGCGGACGAGATATTAGCACCGTTTAGAACTGCGATTACAAGAGCCAAAGGTCCGGTCTTTGAATTCATGACGCAAGGTTCGTTGCAGAATACGACAGGTCCTAAGTCCGATCGAGTTAAGCTGGCATCAACGAAGAAGGGCATCGAGAATTTTGTAACGAACTCGTTGCTTGAGATTCGTCCTATGTCCATTCATAAGTTACAAGGTATGAGACCTAAGACCTCTACCGTTGACGAGTGGCTTTCCGGCGACTTGAGAGAAGATCCTATTGGCGCTATTGAACAGGGTGCCGCTAAGATTGACGATTGGCTGATTGTCGCAACTAGCTCGGAAGGAACTGTGCGAAACGGCAGCGGCGATACAATCAAGATGGAGCTGATGAACATCCTCAAGGGTGTTTACGTCAACCCGCATGTTTCAATCTGGTGGTACAAGCTTGACGACATACAAGAAGTCGGAGATCCGTCAAAATGGTTGAAAGCTAACCCGAATCTGGGTAGCACTGTAACCTATGAGACTTATCAACTTGAGGTCGAGAGAGCGGAGAATGCCCCGGCCGCAAGAAACGACATATTAGCAAAAAGGTTTGGCCTTCCAATGGAGGGCTTTACTTATTTCTTCACATACGAAGAGACTCTTACGCACAGAAAGAGATCGTTTAACGGGATGCCGTGTTCCATGGGCGGCGACATGTCCCTGGGCGATGACTTCTGTGCTTTTACATTTTTATTCCCTCTGGCGAATGGTTGCTTTGGGATTAAGACTCGCAGTTACATTAGCGATCTTACGTATCACAAGCTTCCTATGGCGATGCGCCGAAAGTATGACGAATTCATCAAGGAAGGCTCTCTTGTAGTTCTTGAAGGAGCGGTTCTCGACATGATGATAGTGTATGAAGATTTGGACCGACACATCATAGACAACGACTACGATATTCGAAGCTTTGGATATGACCCGTACAATGCCAGGGAATTTGTGCAACGTTGGGAGCAGGAAAACGGTCCGTTTGGAATCGAGAAAGTAATACAGGGAGCTAGAACAGAATCCGTTCCGCTTGGCGAACTTAAGAAACTTGCCAGCGAGCGGATGCTTTTGTTTGACGAGAAACTCATGGAATTTGCGATGGGCAACTGCATCACGATTGAAGACACCAACGGAAACCGGAAACTGCTAAAGCAACACCGCGAACAGAAGATTGATAACGTCTCAGCAATGATGGACGCCTTTGTTGCTTACAAACTTAATAAGGATGCATTCGAATGAATTACGAACTTTATCATCATGGCATTAAAGGCATGAAATGGGGCGTTCGACGCTATCAGAACAAAGATGGTTCACTTACATCTGCCGGAAGAAAACGATACGGAAGCAGTTCTGCTGACTTCGATGAGTACGGGGTAAAACGCCACAAGGAGTATACCATTACGACTCGCTCTGGAGAAAAGCTTACTATGACGCCTCAGGGCTACAACAAGATGCTGGCCAGAATGTCGAAAGGTTATCGCGAAATGGCTAGCAACAATGTTGATTACGACATGAAAGATAGCTCTGGCAAAAAAGTTGGCAACCTTTCGCTCGAACTGCAAGACGGCGGAAAGACTACCTATATCAACTGGGTGTCTACGAACAAGCACGGTAAAGGCAAGGGATATGGCCGAGATGCCATGGAGTTCGCTGAACAGTTCGCGAGAGACCAAGGCTCTACGAAGATTACTGCTGAAGTCGTAGGAATGACGCCGCAGATTAACCATTTGGTTGATTCGTTAGGTTATAAGCGACTTGAGCAAGTCAGCGAAGACGATATCTGGGACGGTCTCACGTTAGTTGAAAAGTATTTATAAGGATTAATTCAAAATGGCATACATAGTTATTAAAGGCGATGAACTTTATCATCATGGCGTTAAAGGTATGCATTGGGGAGTTCGTCGCTATCAGAACAAAGACGGATCGCTTACGTCTGCTGGAAGAAAACGGTATACAGACTATAAGCCAGCCATTAAGGAGTATCGCGACAGCTATGATAAAGCCTCGTCCATGAACGACGCGGCCGACGCAAAATGGCGAGATGTCCAGGCTGCACGAAAGGAATTAGGACGAACTGCAATTGGAAGGACTATAGCTTCGGCTAGAA